CGGCCCCCGCCGGCGCACATTACTGTGCGGTGAATTCCGTACAAGGAAAGGAGCTGATCGAGTTGATCACTCTCGATCATCGCTTCGTCGTGCGAGGACAATGGTGGGGGCCATCGGCCCCCGCCGGCGCACATTACTGTGCGGTGAATTCCGTACAAGGAAAGGAGCTGATCGAGTTGATCACTCTCGATCATCGCTTCGTCGTGCGAGGTGTATGCGCTAATTGTTGGCATATAGATCTTGCATGGCGATACTTCGGCATGCTTAAGGTCTATTGCTTAGCAACAGGCTCATCCTCGGGTCCGATTTCAGTTGACTGCGATCTAATCGTAGATGCTGATTCGGATATCAAAGGCGAACGGTATGCTTCACATTTCAAATGTGCAGGCTCACTGTCTACCTTTGACTATTCTCACTTGGACATTCGTTGTCCAAGGATCGACGAACCGAGCTCCTCGAAGGCTCATACTGCCCCTATTATCAATGATATTACGGGCGATGTAGTCTCCACCCCTCATGTTGCCGTTATTATTAACGGTCCGTCCGTGATAGTCGATATCACGGAAGGCGACACATCTTCGGGACACTATCGTTCAGAGGTGCGTGTTTCGTGTAAGACTCTTACACCACAGCACGATACTGAGGACATTGTGCCTTCAAATACTGTCGTCGTTTTCGATGAGGAAGTCAGATGGTCATCTGGACGAGTCCAGACGGGCCAAGCGACCTATCCTCTCGACAGGTCATGGGGGTATCGCTGGGTAGATCTCGTAGAGCGTGTAGAAGCGCCCTTAGAAGATTACCGGCTACCTGGTTTTTTAGTCCACGCAGCCACATCGTCGTTTGATCATCGAATTCGGGTTCGTAAGAAACCGAAAAATGGTCAAACTCCTCAGAATGAGGAAGATGGGGATGTCTGGCTAGATAACAGAGCCAGCAGTTGGTATGATTCTGACAACCCTGCGAAGCAAATGTTCAGCTACGCCTATACTAATTATATTAGGCCATGGCTGACGGCCCACCGTCGCGAGACGGAGGGAGAAGCCTCGAAGCAGGCAGCTGAATCGGTAAGGTTTACCGATATCAATACTGTCATGTACGTGAAAGATTTCTTAGAAATCATGTCACTTGCTAAGGGGTTTACCAGTAGCATCGAAACCACTATACAAAGTGGCAAACGAATAGTCGACTCCATTAGCAAAGGGAAAATTCTAAAAGAATTACCCATGCTTGCGAAGACGGCATTCAGAGATGCTATAAAGGGAGTATCTGCTGCTTATCTAGCGGAACACTACGGGATACGCCTTTCTATCCGTGATACAGAAGAGTTGGCGGCGAGTCTTGACTCCTTATCTGGTGTTAAAAACACTCAGACATGTGGAGGTCAAGTTGCGCTTGCAACCGAACTGGAAACACGGGGACGATCGGTATTGATCGGGTCATCTACTAGGCTAAAAGCAATAGTAGACTCCTTCACTCCAAATGATCGCGCAGTGCTTAAGAGTGCCAAGGCCTTTTATCGCACACTGTTAGAAACAGATGTGCTTCCTACAGCTTCAAACCTGTGGGATATGGTTCCTTGGTCTTTCGTGCTGGATTGGTTTCTACCAATAGGTGACACGTTGGAGTTGGGTGAGGTTCGCCAGTATCTTGCGTCTCTCCCACTGCATTATGGGTTTTACACTCATAAATTGTGGTGGACCGACCAAGTGCAATTGCAGCTTGGTATCGGAAGAGGCCAGGCTACATTTATCGGTAACCTTTCCTTCGACTGGTATCAGCGAAGACCTTCCAGGTCCTTCACTATGCCAGAAGTAAAATTCAACGAGAAAGGCGTGTTTGACACCATGACTCGTCATGGGCTTGAAGCCGCCGCCCTAGTTATCTCTACTAAGGGATAACCGCGACCCTGGTTTAACAGGGAGAAAGGAGGACATATGAGTTATGTCTTCAGACCGCAAATGAATAGAGCGGTCCATACCGACACTGCTGATCTTAAGACGATCACCACTGAAGGTATCTTCGCAGCCGACTTCGTCACCGAGGATCTTACAACCGACAGTGACAAGGCTAATTCCAACAATCGTAGGGTTCGTTATAGAAATATATCGAATCCGACTATTGGTACAACTGCCCGCCAAGAATTCATCGAGGTAGGCAGGACGGAAATAGCAAACATCTACAACCGCAGAAAGGTTGAACCGGAAAGAAGAGCGGCAACACCGTGTGGTGTCCGTCTCTACATTTCAGATTCCCAGTTGCACACTTTTCGTGACAACCAGTCTGCTGCGGCTTCAGGTGGCACTATACCGGACATAGATGTTCCGTTTAGTGGTTCCCTGAGGTTTGATGTTGCCACCGGAGTCCCGTACTCTGTTGATAACATTAGAGACGAGATCAAGCGCTACTGCAGCTTGGTCATTTCTATGGTAGATGATACAGATTGGCTCTATAATGCCCTAAAGGGCAAGATAGACCTCTGATACCATGAGCCAGAAACAAAAAGCCGCAGCATTGTTTGCGGAAACGGTGGAGCGACAGCTCGGCCTATCATATCTGTATGACAAACGTCCGCTGTCGGATAGGGATAGCGCCACTATGCGCGACGCCTATTTGTTGTGGATGTGCATCATGTATGATCAATCACAAGTGCACGCGTGTGTAATTAAGAACTTTTGTACGGAAACGTATGTGGGCCGTCTCTTGAAACTCTCGGAAGAGTTAAAGAGATTCCCTGTTGTTTACGTCTTGAAGTTTCTGAAAGCATACAAGGGTCTACTACAGAAATCTGTAGAGGAGCCGATGAACTGGACAGATTTTAAACATCTGTTACCTTCAGATTCGGTTTCTAGGGAGATAAGGTCATTGGCCTTATGTCTCTTCGCACCAATCACCAAGGCGTGGCTGGATGTCGGAAGTCCGGTTGCGTTTGCAGCTATCTACCAAGACGTGTCGTTCTTGGATCGAGTTACTTTCCTCGATGAGGAAGAGCTCGCCACAGCGGCATACCAGAAGTGGATAGAAGTCGAAGCTTTCGACTCTGACTTTGATAGCAATTCTGACAGCTATTCAGAGCTGGAGCGGGAGATCGCCGAAACTCTTTTCCCGATGGAGGACCTGGCGTTGCTTGCTGAGCAATACCAACCTACACACGGTACGGGTTCGACGTACGAAGGGGTTGTTAACCACGCAGAGAAATATTTTCTCAACGACGTGAACGACAAGGTTCGCCTAGTTCATAGAATCTTAGGATACTATGATACCTATACGGATCCATCGCTCTGTCAAAACCCTTATCCCTATAGGGGACAGGGGTGTGGCAACACCCATCGTGGACTACAGGTCCCAAAGAATTGGGCTGTGTATCGCGGTGTGTCTATGGAGCCTATTGGCATGATGTTCGCCCAGAAGGGTGGATTCAATGCTTTAAGCTCTTATTTTAGAACATCGCCGGTGCTCCGCCGAATATGGGCTGTATCATCTGAAGACCGAAATAGGCGACTGGCGCAGGCCGGTAGTCGCACAGGAAACTGGGCAACTATTGACCTTTCAAACGCGTCTGATACCGTTAGGTTGAGACAGATGACTCACTGGCTGAGAAATACCTGCCTGTATCCGTTCCTAAACTTGAGGACGGACTTCTACCAATGCCCACCCAATGAAGATGTGGGAAACGGTAGTATCTACAGGGTGAGTAAGCTAGCACCGATGGGGTCAGCATTATGCTTTCCCTTTGAGGTTGTTGCGTTTACTCTTATTGCGATTGCCAGTTGGCTGATTGCACGTGGATTAGATCGAGTTTTCTTGAGCTTGTCTTTTGACGAGCGACTTGCCTTGATAAGCAAGTGTCCAATCACGATCTACGGGGATGACATTGTAACTCGCACTGACTGTGCGGAAGTTACGCTGTCTCGGTTAACCAAGTTAGGGTTCCAACCTAACGTTGAGAAGTCCTTTTACAATAGTAAGGGCTTTCGTGGTTTCTTCCGAGAGTCGTGTGGCGGAGAGTACCTTAATGGGTACGACGTCACACCTGTAAAAATCTCTAGGAAGTTTTCTTCACTCTCCTTTCATGGGGAGGAAGGAACCGCCGCAGCAATTCCTCGCCTCATTAGCTTAAGCAACGATCTCTGGTGGTATCCTCTCGCGAGGAAAACCATCATTAGGAAGTTGCTTCGTAACTCACCAGTACCGATTCTTTTTGATTCGGATGGCTCTCACGGAATTCGTTCGCGAGTTCCAACGAACTTTCACATTCCGCCGGAGAATAGGCGCATTAACGTCGATCTTCAGCGGCCGGAGGTTCTAGCCTTTCGACTGAGAGTCAAAAAGGTACAGTTCTTAGATGATGCTTTTGGCACCATTGATGAACATATATCTAGTTGGCTTGACAGTGCAAGACTGTATGAGTGGTTACGCATAGCGAACAGGTCTGTCCGAAACCATGGGTCTCTAATTGAACCCGTGGGTGAGGAGTTAGATCCACACACTACACGTCCTACTCTCCGGTGCGATTGGACACTGGATGAGTGGTCCTGCGAAAACTCTCTTGTAGAGGAGTGGACGCAGGGGGTCTATGGTCCTTTTTGCCCCGAAACCGGTAGCGATACCGGATGAAAAATGAGGGGTGCGACCCACTGGGTCGCCGATGCTCGGTGGAACCGAGCAGGGAAAGGAACGGAACAAGTTCCGCGG